CCGGCTGGCACGAGGCGGATCGTGCAGGCCTGTACCGCAACGAGACGGCCGCGCTGTTGGGCTCGGCGCTCGCGCTGCGCGCTGGGGACGCGACGCTGGTTGGGTACGATTTTACTTCTTGGATCGTTCCGTTCCACAAGAGCGATTCGCTGCTGCCGATGATCGGGCGCATTCAGGACGGCCGGGACCCGGGAGGAGGAACGAACACGTTCGGGGCACTGACTCGTCACTATGACGGCCACGACCGCGTTGTGATCTTGACCGACGAGCAGGCGCACGACTCGGGACGGTACGGCCTTCCGAATGTTTCGATCTATACGTTCAACCTCGCCGGTTACCGGGAGGCGCACCTGCCCAGCTCCGACAACCGGATCACGATCGGAGGTGGCCTGACCGATAGTGCGTTTTCTATGATCGATTCGATCGAAAAGATTCGTCACGGTACGTGGCCGTTCTGAGAAATTAGTCATCAACTGTGTGGCAGACCGTGGTGAGGGTGCGAGTCGCATCGTCCGTTAGAGAACGCAGCCTTAGTGCGAGCCAGGCGTGCCGTTTTGCTCAGATGCCGGAAGGGACATGCGAGCCAAGTCGTGTCGGTTAGAGATCGAGCCAGTAGTGCGAGCCAGATCCTTAGTGGAAACCATGATAGGTATGCGAACCACGCCCCACGTCTAAGGCCAAAGACTATGTGTGAGCCTAGTGGACCGTAAATTTCAAAGGATGGATGCGAACCTCGTTGCCCGTGAAGACCAAAGATGCAGTGTGAGCCAGATACGCCGTTTTGCACGTAGCGGAGATGCGCAATAAAAGAGAGGGATTGGGAAGAGAAATGACTGCTCAAACCGTCATTGGGGACGGTAAGCCGGAGACGCTTGATCCGGTTGCACGGCTTGAGAAGACGATGCGCGAGGTCGCCAAGGGTATGGATCGGCCAACTGGCCGCATTCTGGTTCGTCAGTATTACCAGTACCAGAAGGATCGGATCGCGTTCGGAAACCAGGTCAGTGCGCTTGCGGCTGCCAACCGCGATACTGCGATCGTGAGCCACTTCTACGAGCAGACCTTTGCCCTTGAAAAGCAGATGGCAGCGATTCTCAAGGAGTGGGCGAGCAATCACCCGGTTGGTATGTGGGCGATGGAGCAGAAGGGGATCGGGCCGATTCTTTCGTCTGCGTTCCTTGCTTACATCGACATGGATCACACTCCACACCAGTCGTCCCTTTGGAGCCTTGCCGGCTACAATCCAGATGTCGTTTGGGTTTCCGGCGCTGACGTTCGAAAGATCGTTCAGGGAATCGAAGAGAAGTGGGACGTTGAGCACATCGGCCAGGATGATGTGTTGGATCTGCCAACGCTCGCCGGGCTGCTGGCCGAGAAGCTACACCGAAATGCGGCGACACTGGCACTGGCCGAGGACCGGGAGGACTTGATCCGCCGCGCGTCGAAGCGGCCGTGGTCCGCACCGTTGAAGATCGCATGCTGGAAGGCGGGCGACTCGTTCGTCAAGGTCTCTGGCAAGGAGGACGCCTACTACGGTAAGAAGTACAAAGTTCGTAAGGCGTACGAGGTCGCGAGGAACGAGCGGGGCGGCAACGCTGAGTACGCCGCGAAGGCGCTTGCGACTCGTCCGATCCGTGACAAGAAGCTCCGTGCGACCCTAGAGACCGGCAAGCTGCCGCCCGGCCAGCTTGAGCTTCGTGCGCGCCGCTGGGCGGTGAAGCTGTTCCTGGCTCACTGGTTCGAGATCGCCTACGAGCACCACTTCGGCGAGCCCGCTCCCATGCCGTACCCGATCGCCTACGGTGGCCATGCAGAATGGGAGAAGGCACCGAGGTAAGAACGAAAAACAAAGCCGCCTATGATGTGAAGACCATGCACGAGCTGCGAGCCGTACACCCCGTAAAGAACGCGACCAAAGTGCGAGTCAATCCAACGGTAAAAGACGTGACGCAAATGCGAGCCAGCTAGGGAATGAAATCCACGTCTAGGGTGCGAGCCGATGGTAACGTGAAAGACCTGAGTCTGCGTGCGAGCCACGATCACAATAAACAACGAGAGCCGTATGCGAGCCAACGCACTCGTGAATACCACGTAAGCCATGCGAGCCGTCTAAGAAGTGAAGTTCGCGTCTAGGGTGCGAGTCAGGCTACTGTGTGAATACCGCGTGAAGGATGCGAGCCAAGCAGGTGGATGGAGACCAAGCTACGAATGCGAACCGGAAACTTTGTGTAGACCGAGAGAGTCGTGTGAGCCGTCTACTCTGTGTAGACTGTGAGAGTGGTGCGAACCGCTATGGTGATTTATACCGAGGCTGATGTGTGAGCCAAAAACAGTAATTGAAGCTACATTGGCGGGGAGGAAGAAAAGGGGAGAAGTGGAAACACTGACCACAAAAGAAGTTGCAGAACGGCTTGGAATCAGTCCCTCAACCGTCATCCGGTGGGCGAGCAGCGGTAATCTGCCACATTTCAGGCAGTTTGGGAATCAACGTCGCTATTACGGACCAGTCATTGATCATCTAAAGCGGCGGTGGCAGGAAGGCGTTACGGACCTCGAAGTTCTCAAGGTCGAGCTGTTCCAGGTGCGGGACTCGCTCGTTGACGCTCAGCCGGATAACGACAAAGCCGCAACCGGAACCTCAGACCCATGAGGAAGGTCCCCCGCCCGCCGACCTGGCTTGTCGTCGCCGGCTGGGCGCTTATGGGCCTGGGCTGGCTCAGCGACGCCAAGGCGTTCATCTTCCTCTCCTTCAGCGTGTTCGCCGCCCTGATACTGTGGCTGGCACTGTGGCTCGGACAGCGGGGTCGCCATGAGAAAAGTCACCATCCCCGTTGAGGTTGAGATCGGAACAGTCTATGAGATCGGCATATCCCTCGGAATAGAATGGATCAATGCCACAAAGGACAAGCGCGAGTACACCTTGACGTGCGGTGCCGGCGTGGGCAACGCAAGATTGCAGGCGAGCGCCGTTGAGGCGGGCAGGCCGGAGGGCGCCTACGCCAAGGCGAGCATCGCTGAATTCGCCAAGGCGGTCTTCGCCGCACTAGACGAAGAACTTGACAAAAAGGAAGGATCGAAAGAATGACTGATTCGGCCCAGCCCAAGCCTCAGATGATCGTCCGCCTGTACCGCAGCAACGTGGAGGTTGGTACGTGGGTGCTCCCGTGGGGGAGCCAACTGCACGCGCAGACCGAGGACGCGCTTGACACCTACGAGATCAAGATCAGCCGGTTCGATCCATCAGAGGACGGCACTTGGGCACGGGTCGAGCGTGAGCGGGCTCGCGTCGCGCGATGAAATTGGCACTTGCGTTTGCGAGGGAATGGTGGTAGCTTTGGCTTGGCACTCAAAGGGACAAGCACAGGAGGTGCGAAGTGCCAGTCGAGTTCATCGCAGTGGAGGACGTTGCGGAGGCCGAGCGGATCGCCTCGCAGGAGCGTCGGAGCTACTCAGAGGCGTGGAAGGAGATCGCCAACGCCTTCGTGGGGAGCGGCGAGCGGTTCGTTCGCTTCAACCCCGAGTCGGACGAGCGGCTGATCAAGAGCGGCGAGAACGGCGAGACTGTGGCGCTGACGGCGGGCGCCGTGGCGTCCAGCCTCAACAGCTACGCCAAGAACCGCAACCTGCCGCTCAAGGCCAACGCCACCGGCGAGGGGCTGGTGCAGCTCTCGCGGCGCGAGGTCGAGGGCGAGCCCGTCGAGCCCGGCAAGCCGGGTCGCAAGTCGCGCGCCGCCAGCTAGTACCAGAGCCAGATAACGGCGGGGGTCCACGCGGCCCCCGTCGTTGTCGTGCCCAAGGGAAAGACGTAAATGGACCTTGACATCGATATCGATGAAGAGAACGGCGGACTTTATATCACGCATTATGGCCCGAATCCGATTAAGGTTCGTGTTACCGCAACCGATGCGAAGGGGCTGAGATGGGAGGAGACCGTCGTGGCGCCCCCAAACGTCCTCACGAGTTTGACGAGCCTTGGCCCGCATCCTGGTATACGGGCTGGTGAGGACGAGCCAACGAGATGAGTATCCAGCCAATCTTCGAATCAAAGTCATTCGAGCTGATCGTCACCATGTACGCGCTCATGGAGCGCGAAGCGTACGAGGGCGACGGCGAAGACTTCCCTATGCCGTACGGAGATCCGAACATCAAGGTCTGGGAAGGATTCCAGTCCGATCTTGGGAAGCGGATTGATATCAGTGCGCCGTATACCAGTCGGCTCGTTCGCGACATGGAGAAGATGGGTTGCATTGAGATCGTTGAACGTGGCTTCCGTGGTACGAGATCGAAGTACGTACTCCGAAAAGATCCAACGCAACAGGATTTCATCAATCGAAACGTCGTCGCCGAACGAGAGGCCGTGAAGCGGGCACGAGAACTGGCTAGTGTGGTTGATCACGAGCAGCGAATCAAGGCTCTTGAGCAAATGGTCTCGGAGATATGGATCGCACTCAAGGAGAGGGGGATAATAGGTGAGGATTGAGCCGCCCAAGGCGCAGCTCCAAACCGGAGATTGGGGTACGGCCTCTCGGTGTTATTACTGTGAGGAGCCGATGACGGTCATCAGCAAGAGTCGTGTTCCGTTGCGGCTGACCGCAACCTCACATACGTTGGAATGTCGCAACGATCGTTGCAAGTATTTCGTTCAGCTTCGAGGTGGGGATCGGTGGCGTCGGGTCGTGGAAGTAAACGCGGACGGTACCATCCCTGTTCGCATGGCATACCAGAAGGAACTTACAATGCCAAACCTAACTCCTGAGCAACAGCAGGAGCTGGACGAAGCTCAGCAGTGGCTATACACACGTACCATCAAGAAGGACGAAATTCACCGGGGAGAATAGCGGACCCGCGAGGTTGACAGCTCTGACCTGACCTGATAGGCTACGCCTGACGAGACAAAGACAGCCAGAAAACTGGAGATGAAAAAATGTGGCGAATTTCACGACGCTCGGGTCCACGCGAGGTGTGGTCGCGAGTTGCAGAGGGTGACTACAAAACGTTGAAACCGAAGTTCGACGCGATGAAGGAAACACTCGACCTTGACGAGCAGATCCAGCTTACAAAGGCTGGTTTCTGATGGATGTTGATTGGGTCTGCTTCGATGGCGGGTATGTTCTGCTGTATTCTGATGAGAGTCTTGTTGCGTTGGATGAGCCTTCGGGAGGGTATCCGTACAAGGCTCACAGCCTATCCCGAGTCAAAGTCTGGCAGGAAAGAGCCGAGGCAGAAAGATATATGCGGATGTTCTCCTCAGAGGATTTCCTTATGATGGAGGTAGTTGGTCTCGGCTTGAAGCGAATCGATGGCTAATTAACATGAAGCTCTATCCGTATCAAGATGAGGACATCGCGGCGCTCGAAGAGCAGCGTTCGGCGCTCCTCCGGTGGGACCTTGGGCTGGGCAAGTCGATCGGCGCGCTTGAGCGCGATAGGCGGGCTCGTTCGTTGGTCAGTTGGGGCTTGATGGATCACCGCTCACAACCAACGCTCATCGTCGCGCCGAAGACGACCCATGAACAGTGGGAGAATTTCGTTCGGATTGTCTACCCGACGCCACAAGTCTTCCAGGTCCACAATGACCGCGATCTCTTCCTGGCGAGACTCAAGGCCGGCGTCCCGGGGTTCTACATCCTCAATTGGGAGCTGCTACGGCTTGCGTCGCACCACCGACCAACGAAGGGCAAGGGACGGTGCGAGCATTGCAACGAGATCATCGTTCGAGAAAAGGAAAGCGATCTTTGGATTCACCGAGATGGGGAGTACGGAGGAAGCCCCTGGTGCGATCTTGAGTTTGAAGAGTATGAAACGCCGACGACAGCGTTCCCCAAAGAACGTGAGAATTGGGCCGGTAACGAACTGTTCCCCGTTCTTGAGAAAACCCGATTCTTCCATGTTATTGCTGATGAGGCGCACCGCGCCAAGAGCCGATCAGCTATCCAGTCGAAAGTCCTGAAGAAGATCAATAGAAACTCTCAGGATCCGATGGGATTCGATGGCTACCGCACAGCGTTGACGGGCCATCCGATCACCAACGAACCGCCCGACCTCTGGTCGATCCTCAACTGGCTACGGCCGAAAGACTTCACGAGCTACTGGCGGTTCTTTAATCAGTTCGCGAATTGGGTTCCAGCGGTGCGGGCAGGTGGCGGCGCAACTTCTGTCCAGTACAGGACGTACCTCGGGCCAAAAAATTCGAATGTGCTGAGGGAGCGTATTCGTCCTTTCGTCGTCCAGCGGAAGAAGGAAGATGTTCTCCCAGAACTACCAGATCGCTACTACACGACAATTCGGGTTGACCTGGACCCGAAGCAGCGCCGGGCGTACGATTCTATGCGGCGTGATCTTGTGGCATGGCTCGGAGCTGACGAAGATGCACCATTGGCTGCGACTTCTACCGTTGCCAAGCTACAACGGCTGCAACAGTTCGCTGTTGCGCATGCCGAGATCGACCCGAGAGGTTCTGTTTGCCTGTCAGAACCTTCATCCAAACTAGACGCGCTGATGCAGCTCGTGGAGGATAATCCAAATGAGCAATTCGTTGTCTTCTCCCAATTCAAGGGAGCCGTTTACCTTGCCGCTGCCCGACTTTCCAACGCCGGAATCCCAGGCGTCGTATTTACTGGCGACGTTAACCAGGACGCACGAAGAGCTGCACTTGATTTATTCATCGCTGGCGAAGCTCGGGTTTTCGTCGCAACCATCGGCGCCGGAGGCGAGGGCATTGATGGGCTCCAACGGGCAAGCAATGTTGCTTTCCTTGACCGATCTTGGAGCCCGGCTGCAAACGATCAGGCGGAATCTCGACTCCATCGAATCGGACAGAGCAGCGCCGTTCATGTGATCGATATCGTTGCAAGAAATAGTGTCGATCAGCCAAAGGGGAGGAAACTCGAACTGAAGAAGCAATGGATTCGAGAAGTTCTAGGACAATAGGATACAGCATGGATGACGGAGACAAGTACCCAGGCCACGAACCACTTTGTTGGGTCAGGATGCGTGACCCTGAAGACTTTCAGCTTTTAAATCCATATTCCAAGCAGCACTGTATCCAATGTCACTGCGATTGCGATCCCGACGGGCCGAGATGCGGCCACTCCGCTGGGTGTCCTGGTTGCTAGAGAGGAGAAGAAAATGAAAAGGGCAGTTCTGGCGTTCAGCGTGATAATCGTCCTTGCCGGCTGTGGCGCGAAGGAAAACCTCGATGAGCGCCGAGGCCGATCTGATGCGCCCGTCGCAAACGTTGACGACACGCCAAAGGATGTCATTCAGGCTCCCGACCGCTTCAGCAACGTAACAAGTATGTGTGACGGTCATGGCTTCCGAATCTTCGTGACGACGAAGTCGGACGCTTCACGCTCACTCTTCGTTGTCGAAGACGAGAACTGCACCAGGCCCGACCACTCAGGCCACGTCATTCACAACTCGGACGATTCAGTTCAGTCGAATACGAACAGCAATTGAGAGCACATGGACGTTGACACTTCCACCTGTACAATCGAAAGTTCCATGATCCCACACGATGGAGAGCCCAAGCTGAGCTATTACCGAGACCACAACAAATCAGTTCACGTCCAAGTCCTTTGCAAAGCACATCGCGGTAACCACTGGGAGGTAGTGGGAGATTCCGATAAGGTCTTCGCTGGGTCGCCCAAAAAGAGCAACTAGAGCGAGGTGAGATATACCAACTACCTGGTTGTAGGGGGCGGAATGAGGCAGAAGCGTTGGAAATTTCGTGAGTGGTTCTGGCTCGCCCTACCAGTCCTGCTCGTCATCGTGGGTTTCCTACTTGCGGTCTACCTAAACGCAGTGAAGTAGAAGAGGGAGATGAAGTGAAGAGACTGTTTGCAAGTGCCGCCATCGTCGCGGCTGCCGCCGTTGCCCTTGTCGTCGCTCCACAGGTACAGCGTCCGGCCGAGGCCACCACGCAGGTCAACTGCAATCCGGGACTGGGCTCTGGGCCGGTCGTCATCAACACCAACGGCCAGCGCCGGACCAAAGCTCGTGTCTGCGTCAACGTCTCAGACGATCACCAGAGTGATCGTGCCTACGTCGGCTATGCCTGCGAGGGACTGGACGGGGACGGGGTTTGGCGGGCGCACAACTACTGCCGGTGGAACCCTGACCCGTTGCAGTTCTTCTACGGGACCGATACAACGCCCGAGAAGAGCGAGTCAACCGTGGTGCCGGCGACCGGCTTCACCAGCAATGCCACCTGGACGACGACCTGGTACAACCCTCCTGGCTGTGGTCAGGATGCCATTGTTCAGTCGGTATTGACTGGCACAAGCAAGGTCCGCTACGACACGGGAGCCAACCCCTACACGAGTCAGCTCGTCAGCCTCGCCAACCGCTATACCTTCGAGGGCTGCTAGGGAGATAGGCGAAGAAAAGCTTCGCAAATAAAAGTCTTCCAGCGAAGAGCCTGCGGAGTGGGAGCGGTCGCTGTTGCAGCGGGGGAAGCTCGCGGCAGGCACCACCAGAGCAGAATGTGGAGGCTCGGATAATGAAACTGACCAAGACCATTACTTTCACGTTAGAGATCCCCGACGGTCTGGAACCAGAGCTTATTTGGGAAGAGTTCATGGATGAGTTTGACTTTTCAGGTGGGACCTTTTATCCGGAAGCAGACCAGGAGAGGGAAATAGAGTACACCGTCACTATCACCTAATCCCAAGGTGGAGAGAAATGCAGTATATCGTAACAATTGGGTTCGGAACCGACGAAGACCTTGGCGACAATAGAGATCCCGTAGAGATGAAGAAACGGGTCAGGAAGTTCCTTCTGCGTCGGCTCACCGACGTTGACGACCTGGACGTGCTCGGCGATGCCGAGGCAGTTGGCTGAGGGGACCGTTCTGATGAGCAAGAAGCGAACCTGTCCAATCTGCGGGCTGCCCGAGCGCGCCCATCTCTTTGATGGTACATGCCCGGGCAGTATCTTCGAGCCCATCCCAACGAAGGGAATGCCGCCCGCGCTAAGCCGGTTCCGCCGCCCCAATAGGCAACACCCCATAGGGGGCCTGTGTGGAACAGATCCTTGAGCTACTGAAGGACATTCAGGCCAGATTAACAAAGATAGAGCTTGATCTCATCGAGATGAAAGGGAATCTCGATAAAACTCGGGATGATCACTACGTTGACTTTGACGCAGATGGCCTTCGCGAAATAGTTCAAGACAGCATCAAGGAAATCCTCGAAGCTGCCGACGACCACACCGATACCTGACGCCCCTGTGGTGCTCTCCCAGAAGGCACAGGCGCATGTTGACGGCCCTGGTGGGGGGCGGTAGACTAGGGGCACGGCACCTTGACCGGGAGCCCCCGAGGAGTGCCGGGCCGGATCGACCTAGCCTTCCCCGCCGTCCGGCTCGGCCTCCCAAACCCTTCGCCTCGATGCGTATAGGCAGGACGGAGGAGTTATCTTGAACGAAGGTTTCTCTCTGCTCATTGCGGTTCTTGCCGTGGGCTGGTTCGGTGGCAATCTGGCCGGTTGGCTCGTTGTCGGTCACATGCATGGTCCATTCAACTGGCGAATTTGGCTGGGGCCTTGGAAGTACATCAACTGGGCAGATCCAGAGTGACTGACAAGCTCATCATCCGAACGTCCGATCGCGGTACGTTCCATCGTTGCCGACAACTGTGGGATTTCGGATCGAAGATCCGGATGAACTACGAGCCGATGCGTCCGAAAGACTACTACGAATTCGGTACGGCCTGGCACGCCGCGATGGAAGCTTGGTACAACCCAAAGCTTTGGGATGTAAAAGACGGCGGGCCTGAGCAAGAAGCTCGGCACGCATTCCATGCTACCAATGCCTCGCAACAGAAACAGCTTGAAGAGTTTGGCTACGGCGGCCCGGATCTGGACGAGGAGTTCAACCAACGTCACGATCTCGGACAGGGAATGCTGAACTATTTCTTCGGCTGGTCCCGTCTGCACGACGATTTCGAGCCGATTACTGTTGAGCACGAGTTTGAGGTTCCAATTCTGGTTCCCAAGGATTACGTTGCCCTTGATCCGTTCCTCGTAAACGATGTCGGACAGCTCTGGTGGTACGACGGGACCGGACACACCATTCAGGTTTTTTACCAGGGCCGCATCGACGGGCTTGTTCGGGACTTCGGTGGTAACTACTGGATTCTTGAGCACAAGACGGCTTCGAAAGAGGGCGGAACCAACTGGCTCGCGATGGAACCGCAGACCGGGAGCTACATTCATTCGTTCCAAAAGATGCTTGACGTGCCGATCCTCGGCGTGATCCGGACGGTCGCGTACAAGCGAGTCGCCGGACGGCCAAGGGCCCTCAAGGACGGATCAGTCTCGACCGACAAGCGCCAGAGCACAACGGCCGGTTTGTTCCTTGAGGCTGTTCAAGAGGCATATCCATTTCAGCCCGCGCACCAAACGATCGCGGATACTCCGAAGTACCTCGATTACCACTCGTTCCTTGCCAATCCCGACGTGGCGCCGAAGTTCGTTGAACGGCAGCAGCTTCAGCGCAATGAGGACGAGATCGAGAACATCGGACGCGAGATCGCGATGGACGCAGAGGACATGCTGTCCAATCCGAACATCACCCGAAGCGTCTCACCGATGAATTGCAACCCATGTCCGTTCTACGGGCCGTGTCTCGCCAAGTGGGAAAACAAGGATTGGAAGATCATCATCGAATCGGAGTTCGTGAAGCGTGATGGCTAGACCCACTGTCACCGAAGCGCTGTTTGTCGAGTTGGCGGAAGCAGCCGGCTTAGAGCCAAACAACGTGAACAGAGTATCGATCGTTTGGGACGCGGATGATCATACTAAAATCGCCTTCACGGTCTATCCGAATGAGAAGATGACGGAGATACTAGATAGGGGCGCTGCCCTTGAGTGATACCTACATCATCACGTTCGGATCGGGAGCCGTCGCGAAGGTTACCGAAGCAGAATCATTGATCGATGCGGTCTTCGAGGCGAGCTTCGAGCGGGATGATGTTCTCCTCAAGGAAGCGAAGGCAAAGAATCCGAGCACAAAAGAGAAGCCGCACGATCGCGTGGTCCAAGCCGTACTCGACAAGAGTGGATCATGAATTGGGTACCGCTTACCCTAAAAATCGAGGTCACTGATGAAGAGATCGAAATTTCTGAGGGTATGGCCTTTCGAGACGCGATCCAACTTCTTACCGAGCAGTGGTTTCAGGACGCAAAGGGCCATCGTCGTCTCGACCCCGTAGGACTCGTAGAGCGACGTGTTGCGAAGCCGCCAGCGATCATCTGGAAGAGGGATGAGACAGCAAGGCGGTATACAGCGATTGCGGATGGCGAATATGTTGAGATACGTCGACAAGTAGGAGTTTACGAGTGACCGATACGGAATTCCGAGGCTGGTTCGAGATCACGATCGAGAAAATGGCTCCGAGTAGCCTGCCGGCTCACGAGCGGGCTGTCTGTACTTGCGGCGTCATTGTCTCTTACGTGGATAAGCACATCGATTTCCACCGTATGCTAGGCCACATCTGCGTCGATAACCGGGGAGAGTAAAAAAGCTAGGTGGGACCAAAGGGAATGGAGCGGAGCGGAGTGGCCGGGATCGGATGAGAATGGAAGGGACCTAACTTGTCACTAGGCAATCAGACTTTAACCCCCGACACCATTGGTGGCCTCGTCCCCGTCCGGGCGAGCGATTACGCCCACGAGCGGAAGCTGAACATCCTCGTCTATGGTGATCCCGGAGTCGGAAAGACGACGTTTGCCGCGTCTGCCGACGAGATTCCATCATTCCGAAAAACACTACATATCGACATCGAGGGTGGATCGATGTCATTTGAACATCGCTACCCAAAGGTCGAGATCATCCACCTCGACGAGTACGACCAAAAAGATCAATGGCAAAAGCTCTACGACATCTACGAACATCTCCGCGATAATCGTGGAGCCGGATACGGCACGGTTATCATCGACAACCTCTCCGAAGCGCAGAAGATCGCGATGATCAAGGTCATGGAGGATGCAAAATTACGAGCAGACGATCCAGACAAAATCGAGCCCGAAGTCCCCCGCCAACGTGATTGGGGCGTCAATCTCGAACGAATGCGCATGATGGTTCGCTCGTTTCGGGACCTTCCCGTGCATACAATCATCACTGCGCACGAGAAAGAGGCAACGAACCCCAGAACGGGGGCGATCAAGAAGGCTCCATCACTATCAGGAAAGCTCACCAACGAAGTTGCCGGATTCTTTGATATCGTCCTACGAATGTACGTCGTTGAGATCGATGGCGTCGATACTCGCGTTATCGCAACGGCCGCATCCGAAGACTACATTGCAAAGGATCGATCGGATAGACTTCCTAAGTACGTCCAAGACCCCACGATGGCAGAGATTTATAAGCTTATGAGAAAGGAACACGTCGATGGCTGACGCAGGATGGGCAGCAAGTTTCGCGGGCGTCCAGCCCGCCGCGAACAAGACAATTCCAAGCGGCCCCTACCTGATGCGCATCACTGAGCTGGAATGGGGACAGGTCCAGAGCGGTGACAACGAGGGTGCCGAAAAGCTGACGGTCACGTTCAAGGTCACCGAAGGCGAGCACACCAGCCGCGAGCAGCGCCGGGTCTATACCTTCAGTGAGAAGGCCCTGCCATTCTTCCTTCAGCTTTGCACTGCAAGCGGAAAGATCCCCACCGAGGTGTTGGAGGGGAAGGTCAAGGTCACGCCGAAGCATGTCGCGGAGATGCGCAATGCCGTGGTGGTCGTACAGATCAGGCAGTCAACGGCGATCAAGGAGCAGGACAAGGAGTACGCCGACGACGACGGAAAGATCAATCGAATCACCGGCATCTACGCCCTCGATTCCACACGTGGGAAGATGGCGAAGGCCGCACTCAAGAAAGATCCCCTCGCTCCTCGTTAGAAATTAGCAACTGAAGTATTCGCAAACGGGAATCATCTATGGTTCCCGTTTGCATTCTCTCGGTCAAGGGGGGAGGGTTTTTGGATTTTGAGACAATTCTAGCCCTTCCCGCAGCGGAAAAGCGTCGGTCGTTTATAACGACAATCTTTGGAAATCTCGAAGGGTACCTTTCTGTTGCGCGGAAGGACCATCAGGGTAAGTGGGGCGAGAAATTTTTCAAGTACCCAGACCAACTAAATCAATCCATCGAGTACGTGCAGTCGGCGCTTCCAGCAAATAACTTGTACTTTTGTCCGCAGTTGTTCTCCCGACCGGAAAGGAAAAAGCAAAGCGTCCTCGCGGTCTCGTGCTTGTGGGCGGACCTTGATGAGTGCGATCCCAAGAAACTCCTTGTCCCACCGACAATTCTCGTCCAGTCGAGCCCCAATCGTCATCAGGGTTTTTGGCTCCTTGACGAGCTGATCGACCCGTACGACGCCGAAGAACTGTCGAGGCGAATCGCTTACCACCATCGAAACGACGGGGCGGATGTAAGCGGTTGGGACCTCACACAGCAGCTCAGGATTCCATACACGATCAACTTCAAGTATTCTGAGCCGATTATCGTTACCATAAAAAACATTAATAAGACACGTTATCGGATCGAGGACTTTGACGAGTATCAACCAACGATCCCTGAACTAGGACCTAATCCTATCCCAGAGGACTTACCGGACGCAGAGACCGTACTCAGCAGGTGTCAGAGTCGCCTCAGTGACGGTGCGCTTTTCCTTTATAACCACGAACCGGAAAAAGGCAAGCGGTCAGAAGCCCTCTGGAAATTCGAAGTAATGCTTGCCGAGGCTGGGCTTTCGATCGAGGAGACCTACGTCCTCGCGGAAGCTTCGGCGTGTAACAAATATCAGCTCGACGGCCGACCGAAAGAGGCGCTGTGGGCCGAAGTTAAAAAGGCACACTCACATGTCATCCATCAGATCGAGGCAAGAAAGCTTCGGTTCCAAAAGCTTGCGGAATTATCGTCACTCAAAGAGGTTCCCAACGAAACGTTTATCGAGCGGTATATCGATTGGGCGAAAGACCAAACTGACGCTTCCAGATCCTACCATGAGGCGAGTGCGTTCATGGCCCTTTCGGGTCTCCTAGCCGGCCGCATCGTTGTGCCGACAAGTTACAATCCGCAAGGAATGCAACTAAATCTTTGGTTCATGGTACTTGGCGATACCACGCTCACGAGGAAAACAACCGCAATGAATATGGGAGTTGACCTTCTCCAAGAGATCAACGAAGACATCGTCATTGCAACGGAATCAACGATCGAGGGGCTTCTCGGCGCAATGTCGCTTCGAGACGGGAAGCCATCGATCTTCCTTCGGGACGAGTTCTCCGGAATGCTCGAACAGATGCAGAAGAAGGATTACTACGCGGGGATGGCTGAATTGCTGACGAAGCTCTACGATGGTCGGGCGTTGAAGCGGGTCCTCGCGAGATCAGTTATCTCTATCAGAAGACCAATTCTCATCATGTTCACCGGAGGAATTCGGAACCGAATCCTTGAGTTGATGACTGAGGATTACATCAGATCGGGATTCATTCCGCGATTTGTCTTTTTCTCTGGCACTTCCGATCTGACGAAGTACCGCCCACTTGGCCCGCCAACTGAGATCGCCGATGCAAGACGGGCATCACTTGTTGCCGAGTTACAAGAGATAGATAACAAATTCGAAGTTGGTACAGGAGGCTTCGGACTTACAGGAGGAGCCTCTATGGCAGTTCCAAAAGCGTGGGTTGGCGAACTCACAGATGGCGCCTGGAAGCGACAAGAGGAATTGGAAATGGGCCTCGTAAAGAACGGAACTGAATCACGAGACCCCGAACTTTTCGTTCCAGTGTATCAACGGCTAAGCACTTCGATACTGAGGGCTGCAACGCTTCTTGCTGCGACAAGAAAAGACAATCCGATATCAAATACGACGATTTCAGTGACAGCCGACGACATCGAACATGCAGCGTTCTACGGGCACGCTTGGCAGGACTCGGCATTTGAGGTCGTCAGTTCAGCCGGCACGAATGCACTCGAAGCAAAGACGAAGCGGATCTTCCGATATATCGATGAACGCAAGAAGTTTGGTGCCCCACGGCAAGCGATTTCGAGAACGTTCAAGTTGACTAAACGTGAAGCCGATGCGCTATTTGAAACACTCATCGATCGGGGACTCATCAGAAAGGTGACACAAGGCAACGAAGTCGTCTACTACCCGGTGGAGGGATAATGGGATTTCTAATCGCCAACTTACTGGTACTAGCGATCAATCTCGGCGTGCTCGGAATCAGTATCAAAATCTACTCCGAATATCTTAAGGACAAGCAGTTCGAGAGCCGAGCCCAACGTCCTGGTGGCCCAAAGGTTTAGACATGCCGGCCTACCTGCGAATTGACACGGCACGGCTCGCGCTCTTCGCCCAACAGACCTGCACACACTGCTACTGCGAATGGTACGACCACGCGGTTGTAAACTTTATCGACACTGGTAACGGCTGTAAGATCGAGCTTATTTGTCCAAAGCTCTTGCCGACGTACATCGTCACGAGGGGAGAGGCGCAGCTTCCGAGGCCCCCGCCGAAGCAGCTTGAATCGTTCCGATACCAGAGGATGTTGCCGGCACCGCCGAGGAAGGAGGCAGAGTGAATGGATGAAGTTGTGACGCCACTCCGACAGCTCGCGGGTGCGATGAAGGAAATGTACGACAGCCTCAGAGAGGCTGGCTTCGCGTCCGACGACGCAATCAAGTTGACTGCTATCTACCTTGCAAGTCTTCAAGGAGAGTCGGAGAAGGATGGGTGACGATTTGAAGATCGAGGCGACCGATGAGCCGGGCGAGTTTACGTTCGACGCGATCACGTTCGGTGACGGTCGGGTCGCTGTCCACTATCGGTTGCCGAATGGCTTGGCGGCCTCAGTCGCGTGGGCCTGGGATGCTCACGACACTGAGGTACTAAAGCGTCTGGCGGCTGAGTACGAAGAGAAGGTCAGGGAGAAGGTTGCGGGCCGGGGTCAGAACTTCGAACCGTCCACGCCGAGCTTCGAGGCTGAGTGAGAAATGGGATTCCCCTTCGTAAAACCAGGCGACGAAGTCACAATCGACCTCATCAGCGGCGCCGGAGTCCACGGGATCTTGCAAGTCGTGGAGTTGGCAAGTGAATTCCAGCTTGGTTGCATGGTAATTCGCCTGGATAAGCAGTCGGTTGAGCACGGCGACCTTGTGATCGCCGGCAATCAGATCCGCGCATGGCGGACTGGTGGGCCGATCGTGGAACAAGTTCGGGCCAGCGACAACCGCCTTGCAGTCGGTGTACCAATGCCAGGGATGCCAATGCCGCCGCGTGGGCGAGGATAATGAACTACAAAATTTTGTTCGGAAGCCCCTCTCTTGTTGAGGAAAAACTGAACGACCTCAATAGACGCCAACCTTACTTTCCCGTGCTCATTACTTCTCTCGGCTCAGCAATCGTCCTCGTTGTCGAACGTAGGGATGTCTGAATGAAACTCGTCATCGCTCCGAATTACAAACGATTCGAGAACTGGTGCTATGACAATCAACTCAGTCCATATGATCGCGAGATCAGGTATATCTCTGGCTCGGACAAGCTTCGAGGCTGGCGCAACGTCGAAGTCATCATCCTCGACCATCCGAATTGGTTTACTCCCAAGGATCTCGCTTATATTGAAATGATACGGGCGCGAGATGAATAAGCACCCACTCGCCGATTGCGATCACTGCCCGCTGAAGAACGGCGCGTATGTGCCTACGAAATACCCCACAGGGGGGCGTCAGGCAAAGTACGTCGTTGTCGGTGAGGCTCCTGGCTTTCAGGAGAAGATATGGGGCGAACCGTTCAAGGGTCCCTCGGGGCAATTGATCAAGGAAGTATTGAAGCGACATGGGATTGATGAAGATGACTGCATTTTCACGAACGTTGTCCTCTGTTACGAGAAAGACAATCCAGATCCGAGCAAGGACGCAATCAGTGCTTGCCGAGCACGTCTCGATGAGGATCTATCTCAACCGGGAATACAGCGAGCTTTACTTCTCGGTAATTTTGCCGCGAAGTCTGTTCTATCAACGAAGGATGGAATTCTCAAACTACGAGTCGGGCCGCCCAGGCACACTGAAAAGTACAACGGCTTGGTCGTTGTGCCTACCGTTCACCCGGCGGCCTGTCTACGAACATCAGACTACTTCCCATTTCTCGTTACGGACGTTGGGAAGCTTGTCAAGGAGTCTCAACAGTGGACCCCGCCAAAGTACAAAGTCGCAGACACCGAAGCCAAAGCTCTGGCATACCTCCGATTCCTCGAAACTAAGGGATCTATCCCACTGACGGTTGATATCGAGACGGCTGTTGAAAAGGATGTTGCATATGAGCACCCACAAGACACGGACATTCTGTGCGTCGGAATCGGATACAGTCCCAGAAGTGCAGTTATTTTCCCATCGAGTGTTCTCGGGATCTTTCAGGTCCGACGCGATCTCGGAAACCTACTCGCTCGATCTCGTATTATCGCGCAAAATGGCAAGTTTGATGTACCAGTTATTAGACTTTTTGACAACGGAATTCGACTCTGGTTCGATACCATGCTTGCGAGTTACGCTCTTGACCCAAGACGAGGCATCCACGGACTGAAGGCGATGGCCGCCGAGCACCTTGGCGCCCCCGATTATGCAGCATCGATCAAGCAGTATACCAAGGGCGGTCGGTCGTTCGGGAATATCCCCCCGGATGTTCTGCATGAGTACAACGCTTACGACTGTGCGCTCACGTACCAGCTATATGAGCTGTTCTCGAAGCGGCTTGAAGCCGAAGGGACTCGCTCGCTTCACGATTTCCTTGTCCGCGCGGCCAACGCCTTGATGGAGGTGGAACACGATGGGGTCTCCATTGATCTGGATCACCTTGATGAATTGGATACACGCTACCAAAATGAACTGGCGACATTGGAGGAACGGCTTCAGCAATGGGTCGCGAACCCTCGTTCCCCTACTCAGGTTAAATCCGCGCTTCATCAGCTTGGAATTGCTACTGCATCAACAGATGTGCGGCATCTGCAAGACATACGGAAGGGGATGGAACGCTACGGCGACCACCCACAGGCCAAGGAAGTCTCACGTTTCGTAGACGCGCAGCTTGAGTATCGATCTGTTCACAAGCTCTGGTCAACGTACATTCAGGGACTCAAGAAGCGTCACCGTAACGGCAAGGTCCATACTTCATATCTGTTGCACGTGACATCGACGGGCCGACTATCCTCGCGCAACCCAAACCTTCAGAACATTCCAATTCGTAGCGAGGCTGGACGCGAGCTACGGCAAGTCTTTGTCCCAACCGACCCAAACTCGGTATTCGTGCAAGCCGACTATGCCCAAGGCGAGACGCGGATCGTCGCATGCCTCTCCGGCGACGAATATCTACTCAAGCGCTTTCGAGAGGGACGTGATGTCATTGCGGACGTGCAGGCCGAACTATTCCCCGGCGACACGTCGAAAGCGACAAGGGTTCGCGTCAAGAACATCATGTACGGGTCCTGGTACGGCATGGTGCTCGGAAGTGGCGATGAGGGCCGGCACTATGCGAAGTTCATCTTCCCAGACCTCCCGCCAACCGAGGCGTACGAGCGAGCGAACGCCTACCAGCGCCGTCTTTTTGGCCTTGTACGTGGCATCCCAACGTGGCAGGAGGCCACCCGCGAAAAGGTCTTGGGTGGCGATTATCTCGAAACGTTTATGGGACGGAAGCGGCGCTTCTGGCTAATCACTTCTGTCAACAGGACCGAGATCCTAAACGAGTGTCTCGCATTCGTCCCGCAGAGCACGCTCTCAGACCTGTGCTTACTTGGCCTCTGCGAGCTGGTCGAACAGGGCTACAAGGTTCGCCTGACCGTCCACGATAGCGTCGTTGTTGAGTGCCACGAGAGCGAAGTGGAGGCAACATCCGATGCCATTGGGAAGATCCTCTCCGGCACCGCCGAGCGGTTCACTTCGACCCTGCCCCCAGAACGTAGAATTCCGTTTTCCGTCGAAACCTCCATTGGAAGAACCTGGGCGGATTGCTGACCTGAAAGAAGGTTTGAAACTCCTCACCGAGCAAGCCGAGCAAATCCAGGACCCTGACCTCTTGCACGGTCTCTACATACTCGTGTACTATCTACACAAGGCGCAGAGTGTGCTCGCAGCATTAGAAAGGAAGAGCAATGACCGTCCCAGGGCCGAACCCTACGGCCCCTCCTAGCGTTACCATTCCGACCGTGCTCGCCCCGAACACCGCCATGAATGGGAACTTTACCATCAGCGTCGGCGGCTACCACAGCGCGGGCCTTCTGCTTCACATCCTCGCCACTGTCCTCACTCTTGGTCTTTGGGCACCGATCTTCGTCATGTATCTGATCGGCTGGCGTAGTCGGATGGTTTCGGTCCATGTCCTCAACGGTGTCGTCGTGGCGAGAGAACTATGAATGGAGGTAAGGAGTGACAATCTGTCCTGAGTGTGACGACTGCCCAATCAATCACCAGGACCGTCACCTTATGGGGGAAAAGGTTGCCGAGTACGAGTGACATTCGTATTGGAACAGTCAGGAAAACGCCAAACGGATACTTTCGAATCAAACTCGCAAACAGCGATTGGGAATTTGAACATCGACACATAATGCGGCAACACTTACTTGCGACCGAAGAGCGAGACCTACGACCAAACGAGCGTGTCGTCTTCAAGGACGGGAAGAAGCCGTTCAAACACCCACAAGTCGAAGACCTTGAAATCAGGCTCGTTTCAGAGGTCGGGCGCGGAACTGTAAAGAAGAAGCGATCCTATCTTGCAAGGAGAGTCGTAAATCTTCGCGCCAAGCTCGCTGAAGCCGAGGAGGAGCTAGCCTATTGGAATACACGCGCTGGCCGTCCGGCAGGCGATGTGAGTCAGCCGGCCAAGGAACGTGAATGATCGTGTGAAAGTGGAGGGGCTATGATCAAGCTACCCTTCGAGATCGATATCTTTGCCCACGGAGAGCACGAGAAGCCGTTCTCAACTACAGTAGCACTGGCCCTGGCTATCGTCGTCATTGGGCTCCTCACCGTAGCGACCATCCTCACCATGCCGCACGGCGTCGCAAAGCGACCAGTCACGGTTGCGGGCATTGCCGGCCAGTACAGTTTGCCGAATCTCACTCCGGAGAAGAAACCCAATCCGACAACGACGACCGAACCAGCGACAACCACAATGACAACTGAGACCACGATCAAACCTACCACAACGACTCGACGGAACGAGACAACTACGACAAATGGGTGTAACCGCCCCTGATCTGCAAACCTCCAACTCTGCAAGAGGCTCTAGGAGCGAGTACAAAGGACATTCAACGATGCCAGCACACAGAGATACCCTCCCACTACCCGCCTCCTGGCTCTCCGCAGCCGTCCGGGCCGTGTCCCTTGAGCCACCCCCCACAGGGGCGGGAGCCAACGACGTAGCGATCGACCCGGGGTTGACGGCCGGGATCGTCATCGCTACACGGAACTCGTGGATCATCATCGAGACGGGCGATCTGCTTGACGTTTGGAATATCCTCAATTCTTGGCGGCCCAGGAACATCCTCTTCGAGCGGTTCAATCCGCAAGAGCTGCCAGTCGATCTCTCGGCCCTTGAGGTCCAAGGCATCATCAAGCTCTATCAACTAACGGCGAAGACCAAGCCCGTCATCTGGTGGCAGCCGCGAGATGTCAAGAGCCTCTGTTCAGATGACTTCCTGCGCGCCAACGGCCTGTGGGTGAAGTCCATGAGGCACGGGCGGGATGCGATCCGCCACATGTGCTGGCACCTGATCAAACGAGAAGGAAATACGGAGCTGTTGGAATGGACAAAGCCAGAAGGATCATAACTGGGATCTTACTCGTTGTCGCGCTGGCCGGGTGCGGCGAGTATGAAAGCGGCAATCATCCGACCACCGCTACCTTGGCGCCGACAACGGTAACGGTGCGACCTGTCGAGTTCTGCCCGCTTGGAAGTGAGCGGTGCCCTGATCCGGAGGTGACGCCGGGCACGCTCGTTTCACTGACTGGTGTCTGTGAGCCGAGCTACAATCCGCGCGGTGAATTGTCGCGAGATGAGAAGCGCGCGACCCTCAAGGCATACAGGCTTCCTGCTTCCACGAAGGTCGCCGAGTGGGACCATTTGGTTGCTCGGTGGGCTGGTGGTGCGTCCACCAAGGACAATATCTGGCCGCAGGTCAACGCGGCCGACGTGACGCGGAAAGACAAGCTCGAAGGTAAGCTCTACAACGCCGTCTGTATAGTCCGTACACTTGAGCTGGCGACTGCCCAGGACCGTATGCGAGAGTTCTGGAAGTATTTGCCGAAAGAGATAACGGCTCCGGCCACTACCAAGACAACTAGAAGAATCCCTCCCACCACCAGGGCTCCCAAGCCAGCTCCATTGTTGGATCCTCGATATGGCACTTGTCGGGAAGCTATCGCGAACGGGTACGGTCCCTACTATCGCGGGCAAGATCCCGAGTACAATTGGTACATAGACCGGGATAGTGACGGGATAGTTTGCGAAAGGTAAAATATTGGTGAGGAAATCATGAACCGAGAATTGAGAGAAGCCATCTACCGACGCCAGACAGGCGGTAAGATCACGCCTCGCCAGCGTCGCCGGATTCGCCATAAGGCAAACCGCACGGTAGCCATTCGACGCGGGACTAAAGGGCAAAGGTCATGAACCTGAGACGAGCGATTATCCTAGGCATCGTCCTGTTCGCCACGATGGGCCTCGCTCCTGCTGGCCAAATACCAGCGATGGCCGTCGCGTCTGGTTGCACTACTGCCAAACCGACGTGGGTTGGCGGCCACTTCTGGGGCTCGGACGGCCGTGCGATCAATGCACACATCGGAGTGGGACTGAAGGATAAGAACGGGATCGATGTTCTAGAAGATGGTAGCCCCCGAGGCCCCGGCGAAGGCTACAGCTTCATCGAGCGGCTGAATCCAACGGTGCCGGCGACGGGCACGACTGACCCTAGTGCCGTCCGAGTGTGGGGCCGGTGTGTCGCCGCCAACGTCACGCGGGCCTTCATCGAAATCTATCCGAAGCGTCCCGCCTCCGATCCCCTCACCGCCCCGACGGACTACAGCCGCTATGGCTTGGGCTCGTACTACTTCCTGCGGGTCACTGTCGGTGCGCGGCTCGACGTTCTGTTGCGCACGCCGCTCATCTACCAGCTCGGCGGCAACACGGGTGGGGTCCAGGGATACATCACGCGCGGCGGCCGGCCGGTGCCTCCCGAATACATCACGCGGGTTCGGGCGTTCACGACACAGCCAGGCGCGACCTGCGGCGTCGAGGGCATGGCGGCGATTGCCAATAAGCTTCTCACGGGACCGAGCGGGCGGACCTATTACCTCGTGGACTTTCTCGCGGCTGGGCAGTGCGGCGTCGCCTACCAGACATACAACCTGCGGGTGACGTGTGGGCCACCGGCCTGTGGCTCAGTGCCAGTCCTCGTGATCAAGAAGATCAACGTCGTGCGCGGCAGGTGGCCTCGCGTGGACGTGGCGTTCTGAGGAGGAAGTTATGAATCGGGGACTGATGATAATTTTATTGATTCTATTGGTGAATCTAATCATACTTGGGATCAATGTCAAAATCTACACCGATCTCGCATGCGGTGATCAGGAGGGCCTAGAACATGAGAGGTAAGAAAGCGAAGAAGATTCGGTACTTGCAATCTCAGTGGACCGCACCAGATTCGTTACCCAAGAAGGTCAGACGCTATTACCAGTTCTTTCGGGAGCGTACATGGAAGTCAAACGTCCGAGCTGGCCGCATTCGCCTCGTTCATGGCCAACATACTGGTCCGCTGAAGACGTGGCGCGAGCGGCCAAGAATACGAGCCACGAGGTTCCCAAAGTGAGCATTCGCGGCTACAATATCGTAGTTATATTTCACACCGGATACAAATTGGAAAAGATCGGATTTTATAGCGTCCGCGATGGTGTCTTGGTTCTCGAAGAATTGAGTGATTATGACAAGACAACGACAAGCATTCCTTTGACGACTATCGCTTATTGGACCGCGAAACCGAGATGATAAGACGAGGTTCACCAGGAAGGGAGGTGATCTCTGATGCTAGTGAAGCATTGGCGCCGCCGCGTCTTCGTCGCCGCGACGCTCACCGCCGGCCTGTCGTTCACTCTGGCTCCAGCCGCACTGGCCGCCGACAAGTGGATTTGGTAAGTAAGTCCGTTGGCGAAGTCCGGCCCCGCCGGGGAAGGGACAGAAACCCTGGTGGCGTAGGCTTCCCCCCAGCGGGGACCGGACTGTTATTAAAGAGCGTTTGGCTTTACTGCGTCGGGATTCGGCAGCGTTCTCTTCGTGCGGACCATGGCCCGCGCAGCACCAGCTCCGATAACCACGAGGGCGCCCGCGATCTGTATGGCGGTGTCCGCATCAACCTTGAAGCCATAGCGGGCGGCCAGCCAAACGACCAACGGAACGAGAACCGTTCCGATCGCGACTGGTTCGTTCTTTGGATTCATGGCAGCTCCCTAGATCCCGAAGTGAGCCTTGATCGCTTCGATACCCTGCTCGACGGAAGTAAGGCGCTCGGCTAGGTTACCAAGGCGATCATTCGCGGCACGCACGTTGATATCGGCGTGGGTATCGGTCGCTAGCGTCTCCTGGCGGCCGTCACCCCAACCGAACAAGTCCTGCCATTCGCGAATCTTGCTGAGCGAGGCCGCAACCATATGGGCAGGGAAGGTGCCATCGACCTTCTCGCCGCGAGCGAGTCGCATCCAGAAGCGATCGATGATCTTGTCCTGATCGGCGGTGGACAGGTCAAGAAAACTCATGAACTCGTCCTCCTGCGGCTGAACGCCGCCATAGAAATGTACGATCGTGTCGACAAGCGCGTCGGCAACCGTTCCGTAGTGCGTTGTCAGCCACTCATTGTCGGCCGTGTTGGTGAGAAACCCGAACTCAACGACGATCGCCCGATTAGCGCCCGCAGCTTTCGCATTGTCGAGCGCGTAGTACCCGGCGAGGCCGGACGTGTAGTTCGTCGGCTGGTCGCCGCCTGGATAGCCTCGGGCATGGTGCCGCGAGCGCCAGTAGTCGCCCCACGCCTTCGAGGCGGGCGCGTTCGAAAGGTCAGTGCGGAAGCCGAAGCTGCACCCTCTTGCGCTCATGTTCGTACTGCCATCGCAGTGCATCGCGATGAACGCATTCATCGACGGATAGCTCGATGGATCTGCGAGAATCCGTAGTGGTGTGTGGCCAGCGGCCTGTACTTTTGGAGCGAGTACGTCGTAAAGATGGCTGACGTATTCCTGCTCCGTCGTACCGCAGCATCCTGGCGTACCAGTCGCGCCCGTAGTACGGAAGCAGTGACCAAGTTGGAACCCAATGCTAGCCACTAGGCTCCTCCTCGTACTTCTCGTATTTCGCTTCCGGATACTCCTCGGATTCATCCCCGGGATATTCTTTCAAGTATTCCTCGTGGCTTATCGCCTCGGGTGGATGATTCTTTGCGTCATCCTCCTCGGGCGTCGGCCCGTCGCTCGTCTCGTGCGTCACGACGTACTCCCTTCGTCGTCATGTGACCAAAATCTAATGGTTGCCACCGGCCACCTTCCTCTGGCGTCCCTTACGCCGCTCCAACATCCTCCACGATAATTTGGCATGGATACGTTGCTGCTGCTTGTACGACTTGGTTCCCGGTCCCGGTTGATCGTACACCAGTCATCTTGTACGTGTGGGCGGCTGCGCTTGGATTCGGGATGTAGTGTTCCATATCGAATCCTGGTGATCCGGTGCCGGAGCTGAGACTCCATACGGTTTCTTCGTTGAGTTGTGTAGCGCCTTCTTTAATCTTGTAGCTAAATGCATCATTCGCGACGCTACCATTGATCCCTCGTACGTGGATGCTCACCCGAATAAGCCTGGTCGCGGAGATCGGCGTGAACGCTGGCGCCGTTATGACATCGGTCTCGGTCGTCGTAACCGTAGGACCGTTTGCCGTAATCTGGCCGTATTTGATCCGTGAATCGTTCAGGTAGACGAGATTATCTCGAACATGCGTATTCATGTGCGATTCGTTGACCGTCTCACCCGCTACCCACGTCCGAGGGACTGTCCACGCCATTGGCTAGCCCCCCACTCGATGAGCAGAATTCTCGGCAAGGAGATCGGCAACCATCTCTGGTGGATGCCAGTTCTGGTTTTCGGCGAACGGCCGTACAAGTAGTGCGGTTTCGATCGCTTGTATCTCGTTTGGCCAAACGACGGGGCGGTATTGCATACTGTTAGTTGCATTGAGGCAACGCACGCAGTAGAAGCGTCGGTCATCGGGGTCTGCTACCTGAGCAGATAGGCAAGTTGGACATTCGACAACCCACCGCCCATGATTGACAACGACGTAGAGGGGATCGCCAGCCGCTTCGTCACCGACAGGATTCGCAACCGGGATTCGTGCCCGCTGCATAAGCTCACGGCAGGCGTCCGCGCCAGGATTGCCATAGAGATCATTAGCCTTCTTAATCGGCACGGTGCCTCCCTTAATATCCAAGCCGGGTTGTAACGCCGAGTTCTGACGAGCCGCTTACCCCAAGCAACCAGGCGTCATAGATATTGGCAGGCGAACAGTTGAAAGTAATCTTCCACTCGTCGAAGCCTAACGTCTCCTGATATCCCTCCGCGAAAAGGTCGATTGTCGTAACCGGAGCCTGAGATGGTAGATTGGTAAGCCGCATCAATGTCGATATGTCTGTGTTCAAGATGGCCGGAACAAGTGTTGGATTTCGTTCAGCGAGGGTTCTTAGGTCACAAGTCACAGTTGGAAGTCGGACCAATGGTTCACCGTAGACGTTAACGGTCCACCGAGCCAAGTTCATTGCGTCGTTATCGAGTTCGTGAATTGTGGAGAATGACTTTCGGTAGTATTCGTACTTCTCGATCGATGCTTCATTTACAGCCCGCTGGGAGGAAGCGCGCTCTCGGTCCACGGTCGCATCGTTTACCCGCCCAAAGTCGTCGCCTGGAAATACGATGTCAGTTCCGATCTGATCGGCCTGCTGCGCGTCCAGTATTAGGTCTGGTGGGCCGGTGGTTGCAAGCTGTCTTCGATGTCGATCGTGGAATTCCACTCGGTGATCACGAGTGCCAAACAAGACTCCCTGTTCAGTTGCCTCGACAGCCCTGAAGGCTTCAAGTGGAGTCTGCCCAGATGTCCCTTGCCATCCAACGGTTGAGACGCCATTGTCGTACGAAAGGAAATAATATTGGCCGATCCAATCGGCGATTCTTGCAATGCGTTGGCCGGTGGTCTCACCGGCGATTCCAGTCTTGCCGGCGGCAACTCTAGTTGCGAGCCTCGCCCCATGCAGCGGAGCTGAGTGCGCAGCGACGTGGCTGATCGTTCCTTTGAAGAGTTGGCCGCTGAGCGCATCCGATCCAACCGTGAGCTTCGAGTACAGCGACGGAGCAAATCCTGTATACGTGGTGTCAAAGTACGCTACACCATCGATGTACGTCCGATACGTGATCGTCGTCGTCCCAGTTTGAAGCTCAACAACGGCAAGATGGTGTGTTTGTCCATCATTGTAGTTATTGGTCGTAGCGGCATTATAGACGAATCCGCCTAGTGAAGGTGTAAAGTTGAAGACTTCGGCCTTCCCCGAGGCGTTGATCCACAACCGCAACTCAGCCCCGCTCGAACTCCGGAGGGATGCGATCGTTCGGCTCGTGAGTCCTGAGTCAATTCGGAACCATGCTTCAAATGTCACTGAGACGCCGCCGACTGGCGTTGTGAGATCGACTTCAAGATATCCGCCATCGGTTGATGACGCGGGGTTGAGCATGACTGCCGATAGCTCGTCGGTGCCAGGACCAGTCCCGGCGCCGAATTGGATCGGGTCCTCGCTACCAGCTCCCAATCCACTACCAAAGCTCTGGACTGTGCCCGCTCCCTGTTGGTGCTTTGTAATGCTCGAAAAAGTTGTAGACCCCTCTGGCTCGCTGAGTGGAAAGTACGCCGTGCCGAAGGCGGGCGACGTAACAATGAGTTGGATGTCATCGGCATAGTGAACTTCGCTCACGGCCCCATTAAGTACTTGCAGCTCGACCGCAGCGAATGTTGGCTGGTTAGGCGATGCTCCCGAAACGTTTGCCCGAACCCAATCATCGGGACCGTCTATCACAAGTGATCCGGTTAGGTCGGACCCTGCGCCAAGGTATGATCCAGAAAGATCGTGGAAGGCAACACGTATGCGACACGAACGTGCTTGACTACCAGCCTTGAAGCCAGAAAATACTTTCACAGCCGAATTCGCCGGAATGAACGTTCCTCCCGTACCGGATGGCGTCTGCGCAAACAGTGTCCCAATGCTCGTCATCTTCGTCATTTGTAGCGCGCGAGCACCACGAAGTGATTTTGTGAGGAACGCATTTGCAATCGTCGTGTTGGAGCCAGCTATCCAACCAGTCGTCGTGCCATCTTCGAGGCTATGCTGTACGATGCTAAGCTGGTTCGGATTATTTGTGTCGTAGAGGACTTCCTCTTCGAGGACCGAACGAAGCTCTCCGATTGATCCGAAGTGTTTGAAGTGATCGGTTGCGGTAATCGGCTGCGGCATGAACGGCGTCCCCCCCGTCACTTCCCACGAGGTTGGCCATCCGTTCGAGTGGTTCTCGGCTCGGACAAAGGTGACAGCTCCAACCGAGCTGAACGTCGTGGCTGATCCACCAAGTTCAAGCTGAACTTCATCGACCCACGCCTGGTTGCCGGACGTGGGCGACGTGGCAGCGAGGACTTGCAGTGTATGCGTCTCGGCTGTCGCAATAAATGTGTAGCTGATCTGTTGGAATGCGTTGAACGTTGTGGAAGCTGATCCGCTCCCGATGCCCGCAATTCCCAATGCAACTGCTGGACTGCCAGAGGGAATCCAGACCCACGCCGAGATGGTGTATTGTCGGCCGGCGATTAGTCCCGTTACGATCGTCTGCGCTTGCGGGAACGTTCCGCCCGTCCCCCACGTAATCAGCATCGCTTGCGATCCATTGTGGACATGCGTTGCTGATTGCGAAAGGATCGGAAGGACAGATCCGCCGGCAATCCATCCGTTCAGATTCGTCTCGAAACTCGGGTTGGTGACCCAGTTCTTCGGCGTGAAGACGACCGATACCCGGATGTGCTTCCCGTCGATAACGTTTGGATAATATGGCGATGCAGCTCGACTAGGCGTGAATCGGCCATCGCTATTATTTAACGTGAGTCCGAGTGTCCCCTCCTGAACCTCCGATGATTCATCCGAGCGGCCACGCTGAACTGTAATTGACCCTTGCTCAGCTAAATAGTACGGGGTTATATCAGTCCACACGTCCTCCGTAAACTCAACCTCGATCTTCGGCGTGTATGGCATCATGCCATCCGAGTCTGGAGATACGTGCCGATGTTGCGGTGGCCGGCTCCACGTGCGCTCTTTCCCAACGACGCTTCAACTTGCTGGGCGAGTTGCGTACCATTGGCGCCATAGACCGGGCCGCTGAAATTGACGTTGTAATTGATTATCGCAGTGCCGCCCCCACCAGATCCCGACTCGGCGGTCCTGATTGGCGTGACCCGTTCAGGGCCGTGACCGCCGAACCCGTACGTCCGACCCGATCGGAGTCCCACACCAACAATTGCCTCACGAATCACGCCGCCGAGGTCGTACCAATGGTGGCGGCGCCAGAAAGACCACGCGCCAATTGGGTCACGGTATCGACTCGCAATGTACCGAAGTCCGGCAACTGTCTGCCGATATGGATCTGAGGTTTTTGCAATTCCTGTTGAAGCCCAAGTTCCGTTTAGGAACTGAAATAACCCAAAAGCTGTTGATGTTGGGTTTTGGGCGTTGGGGTCAAAGCCGGATTCGTGAGAAATCAACTGAGCCAAGGCGAACCACTCGGAACCATGACCCCACCCACGCAGTTTTTCCGCCCAATTCTTGACCGCAGATCGCACACGGCCACCCTGCACGCTATGGACTCCACCGAGGCCGCCAGTACCAATGAATCCGAGAAGTGGGTCCCACTGACCTGTATTTTTATTCCACGAGCTATAGATCGTATCCCAAATCGAACCCACGATTCCACGGACGTAGCCCAGGGCCCCGCCTGAACCACGACGTAGCCCGGTCAGGAAGCCGCCCATGATTGCCTTACCAGCCGGGACAAGAAGTTGCCGGTCAATCGAGAGCGGTCCCTTGTGGTCCTTGATCCACTTTGGAATCCCAAGGAACCATTTCTTCACGTCCTCCCACTTCAGGTGGAGGCCGTCAAGGAGTCCCTGAAGGACTTGCTTCCCACGACCCACCAACCAGTTCAAAGCCGACTTGAAGAAGTTCTTGAACCAGTCGTCAATTCCGCCGAACCACTTCTTGACACCCAGCCAGCGGCTCACGAGGCCACTTAGAAGGCCAAGAAGGATATTGTTCCCATGTGTAATGAGCCAGGACTTCGCCGTCGTGAAGAAGCTCTTCGTTGCCTTTGGCCGTCCACGGAACCATGCGGCGATTGCCAGCCACGATCGAATGAGCCCGAGCGCAAGCCCAACGAGAATGTCGTGACCCGTCTTGACCAACCAGCCAGGCGCAGCCCGCAGGACACGCAATATTCGTCCGGGTAGCATGATGAAGAAGCGAATGACCGCTCCTACGGAGTAGGCAAATGAATAAAGAAGAATATCAATTGATCTCGTCGCCCACCTGCCAAGTAGCCCAGGCAACGCGCGCAATGCGCCCATCACCCGCCCCGGCAATGCGCGGAACCAATTAACAACTGCCATTCCGCGATCAGGAATCTGACTGAACCAGTCAACAATGATGCCGATCCACCGGCCGATAAACTGAGCCACAACGGCGATGACATGTCGAAGGTCTTCCCAGGCACGTCCCACGCTGCCAAGGACCTTGATCGAAATCGTAAGTCCCTTGATGAGATAGTTGAGATAGACAATGGCAATCGGAATCGCAATTGCGAACAGTTTGCCGAAGTCGCCAGCGAGAACCTTGATGCCCCCACTGTTTTCGCGCCACGACTTTACGAGATCGTCAAGTGCGGGCTGAACGTTCCGCGAGATAATTGTGGCGGCGCTCTTAACAGCAGGTATAAGTGTATTTCTGAACCACTTAGCAAAGCCCTCGGCCGCGCCCGTAGCTCCGAACATCAACGTAATGAAGCCCTGAAGGGCGGGTTGTAACTCGTCACTGAATGAGTTCCGGATCAGCTTCCATCGATTCTTCAGAAGCTCGGTCCTCGACGCAACCGTGGTCGCCATCTTGTCATAAGCTTCTCGCGTCGCACCAGAAGCGTTGCCCATATCCCGGATAAGTGCATTAAACTCAGGAAATCTCTTAATGACAATATCGAAGAATCGCCGAGCCTGAATCGTACCACCGGCGCCCTTGAACAGTTCCTTAAGAACGGCCACGCGGGCGACTGGCGGGAGCTTCAGGAGGACCTGACTAAACTCCCGCATGATATCGACCATCGGCCGAAACTTGCCACGTGAGTCCGCAACTCGAATCGAAGTGCGGTTAACATCGATACCAAGAGCGCGGAGCTTCCGAGCGCTTAAGCCGGATGCGTCTGCGATGGTCTTCCCGAAATCGCCAAGCCGCTTGACGACCGCAGGATTTGAGATCGCGTCGAGCGCGCGACCAGCCGACGCAGCGGCCATCGCGGCGCTCAAACCATTTCGCGTCAGGAACGCGAGCATGCCGCCGAGCGTCTGGTACGACTGGCCTGCTCGCACGGCAGACGGGACAGATCGGCCGATCGTGCGAGCAAAGTCCGCGAACGTCCCAACGCCCTTTCGGACGAGTTGGAATTGGAAGTCGAGAACTTCGTTGACCTTCCTGACCGGGATATGGAAGGCATTCATGATCCCGATCGTTGATCGCGCGGCCGTCCGAACATCGACTTGGCCAGCAACAGCCTCGCGAGCAAATGCTCGCAACAAAACGCCTGACTGTTTGACGCTCACATTCATCGAAGAGAAGATATCGTATAGTGCAGGCTGCAACTGTTCCAATGGCGCAGCGATCGACTTGGCTACGTCATCGGAAATTCTGCGCAAGTCTCGAACGCTGGTCTTCTCTTTATCAACCTGTGTCAGTGTATACGAAATCTGTTGGTTGTAATCTTTGGTCACGTTTGCAAGTTTGAATAAACCGAAAACAGCGGCGGCAGCCGTCGCAGCAACTACCGTCGCAACAACCGCAATGGCGCCGACAGCACGTAGCGTATTCCGCCGAGCAGTAGCCGCAGCAACCGCCATCTCTTTCTGTCTCGCGATGGCAATCGCCTGAGCCTGATTTGCACGTCTAATTGCGGCAACGTGCTGAAGCTCACCAGCTTCCATAAGGCGGAGGTTACGGATCGACTGCCGAGCGCCCGCCGCACGCACAGCGTTGCCCTGCATAATGGCGCCGTTGAGTACCTTCTGCTGTCGAAGGATCTGCGCGCCATACTTGCCACGGATCGTGTCGGCAAGTAGCGAGGTCTCTTTATTGGCGATTGCAGCGTGACGTTGAAGATGAGCAAACTCGCTACCAACATTTCTCTGCAATGCCGTAATAACCCGGGTCGCTTGGTCCTTGGCCCGGATCACCATAAAGATGTCTCGGATGTCGACGCTCACCGCGCCTGGTGCTCCTTTGCCTTTCGCTTCATTTCGGCCTTGAGGTCATCGAACTTCGACTTCTTCTCCATCACCTCATCGATGACTGTGAACTTATCCATTAGATCAGCGTCCTGATCGAAGAGCCCGCCGCTTTCTGGAAGGCAACGATAACGATTGCAAAAGGAATATGTTTGAAGAACGTTTATATCGCTTTTTGTGACTTTACTCGTTCGTTCATCATTTGTGAAAATGAATATTTCAATCCGATCTCTGAAATCGACTCAGCTCTTCGTCCCTTGCCGCTTCATCGAAACGGTTGAACTTCCGGATCTCGTACTCAATCTCTTCGCCAACCTCCGGAAGGAGTAGCTGAAGATCCTTTGGACTACTGAGGTCGAGGGTCCGGCCGCTTTCGTCCTCAAGATTGTGTTCGACAATCGAGGTCCGAAAATCATATAGGGCCACGTCAGCATTCCTAATGTCCATCTGCATAACATCGGGAACGCCCTTACGATCGGCTGCCTGCATCGTAACTCGCGTGACAATATCGTCACGATGCTTGCGCATGCCGAAGGTCTGCTTCCGCAGGATTATGTACGCGCCCTCAAGCGTCTGTAGATCGACGCGCTTAACACCCGTTCCATCGACGGTTGCATTTGGCATTCGAGTGTCCCTCCTCTAGCCAAACAATATGAACTTACGTACCGCCACCATCACGGAGGAGTAAAGTCTTCACCCGTCTTGACAATGATCTGATACGCACGAGAAGTCGTGTTGTCGAACGTCCCCCTCGTAACGCAGTGCGCACGGATCAAATCGCCCTGGCTCCCAAGCGCGACCGTGTACTCCTCACGGTACGCACGAGGCATCGTGATCTCAACCGAGCGGTTCACGTTTTCGACGGCCCGAACCAAAACCGCGTGACTCGTCAAGGCTTTGTAAAGGTCGTAGTCGGTCTTGTCGAAGAAGTCGGCATCATACGTGAGGGTCGCATCGCGGGCACCGTAGTTCGCGTACTGCGCACCACGGCCCGTGTCCTTGAGTCGGTACTGCAACGCACCGTTGTCCTCAACCGAGAAATCGAACGTGTCGACCGTGAAGACCTGCGTTGCGGCCGGAATCTCGATGCGGTACATACCCGCGCCGTACGCTGCCTCTTGAAGGAAGGTCGGCACCGGAAGCGTTTGCGTTGCCTCGTCCGTCCCGAGCATCGAGCACCGCATCATCAGCAACGAGTCGTCGGTTCTCAACGTGAACGAGCTGATGATGCAGCCGACGTACGCAAAGACGATGTTGTTCTTGACGACCGTGATGCTGAACGATTTCGCAGGGACCGCGTTCGCGTTTGGAGTGAACGTATAGACGAAGTTCGGGGTAACACCCGACTTTACAGCCGTCAGACGAGTACACCGGAGCATGTAGGCGACAACATCTTCCGTCGCCACAAACTCAAGGTCGCCGGAAACGCCGACGTTCCCCGGAACGATGTCGTACGCATCGACGTTCTGCCGGATGTCACGACGCCACTGTGGGTTGTTGCTGTGCGTCAGCGTCTCGTTCGTGATCGGGAAGAACTTTAAAGGAGCGACGAACGTCCCGGTAGTCACCTCGGGTGCCACGCCGAGAAAACCACCACCGCCAATTCCAGCCGGCATTTACTTCTCCCCTCCGCTCTTGGCGGCAGCCGGCTTGGCGGTCTCGACCTTCTCAACCTTAACGGTCGGATGGTCTTTGAACGCTTCCACCACACTAGGCCCCCGACGTAGCTCCACATCGGCCGCCCCAGAGAACACCGGGCGGTCATCCGATTCGACATCGACCATCTGCGACGTGAGATCGCTGTACGCCTCTGCCTGCTCGTCCGAAATCTCGGTCGTCGTTCCATTCTCAAACGCGCCCAGGCCGGGAACCACAATGAGCTTATCGTTCAGCTCAGCCTTGTCGCCCTTCGGACGAGACGGATCGTTTACCTTAACCTTGTACGGCATTCGCCCCTACACCTCCCCTCCGCGCCCGTGCCCCTGGGCACTGCCCCACAGGGGCCGCTGGGTGGCCGGAGGTTTCATCAGCGCGCCATTCGCAAGCAACCCTAACCCGGCTCTTATGTGGTTCGCTTCACCCAGCAATTAGATAAACGTCTTGCTTGAGTACACAGCGGTTAGACGGTGAGCACGAAGCTTCGCGCCAGCACGTCTCGCCACCCCAGGTTCGATCTGCCTAACCCAACTCTGCCACGCGAGTCCATTCAGCGTCTTATTTGAATGGAGCGTATTCCTAACTTGCTCGGCGTACCTGTTTGAATCCTGCTCTAGTACCTCATTGTCAGATGTGATTTTGGCGTAGAAGACCATGACATAAATAGTGAATTCGAAGTTCGTGTAGTAATTGAGGCTCATTCCGGCGCCGGTCGGTGAGCCGCCACCGATTATGGTCGGGCCGGTAACGACGGCGGCGCTTGGCGTAATTGGAACCCGTACGGGGTCGCCAAGCCAGGTCTTCCTAAGTGAAAGATTCGAGTCAGCGTCAAGCAGGGTCTTGACCGCATCAGCAATAACGCTGGCGTCGCCGGTATTGCCGAGCTGGACGACGCTCAAACGAACCTCCGAATCCGGCGCCACCAATTCATGATGATAACGCCATCACGCCACTTCTGGAAGATATCCTGGATATTGTCAACGTCTTCGGTCGTCAGGCTTGCCCACGGCCGAGCCGGCATATGGCCCGTCCCTGTCTGATGGAATCGGCCGTACGCGGCGTCGGTCGGAAGGTTTGAGATGTAGGCTTCAGTGCCGCTGATCGACCAGCGGGCTAGTCTCGTTGCGGCTCCAAGCAGGCGGCCGGTCTCCACAAGGATATCCTGTGGTTCCCCTCCAAGCGTACCTTCCCGCTCTCGACGCTCCACCGTCGCTTCGGCATGGGGTTCCCACGGAGGCCGACCGCCGACTTCGAAATTCTCTTGAATAGCTGGCATCGCGACGTGTCGAACAGATGCTTCAAGTGGGCGACGATACGTTCTGAACCCACGTGCGACCGCGCCAAATGATGCACCCATAACCCGTGGGGACGGATGGAGATCAATATCGACGCGGTACATTTCAGAAAGCCACCCCGACCTCCGCTGCTAGTTGTACTGCCGCTGCCTGGAAGGCGTTCACACGTCGGTCAGGGGCCGCAGCTAGCGGGTCGGCCGTCTGGGTTTCCTGTACATTGGCCACTTTGGCCACCGCCGTTGCCGCCGTTGGTCGGGGGTGGGGCGTTGCCGAACGCGGCCAGGCCGGAGCCGAGGGTGAGCAGAGCAGCGAGGGCAAGGCTGGTGAGGATGCGCTTCATGCTTAATCCTTCTCTTGGTTAGGCGGATGGCGCGCGGGGGGCTACTTGTTGTCGCAGCTTCCCGGCTTGAAGGCGGGGTCCTGGTTCCCCTGCTGCCCTGGCGCGCACTGGTTGGAGTTGCCAGGACCCGGATTGGCGAACGCAGAGGCCGCCGAGCCAACGATCAGGGCGGCGGTCAGTGCGAGAATAGCGACGAGCTTCTTCATATCTCCCCTTAGAACGTCTCTCCCCTTAGAACGTCATGCTCATACGAACTTTGATGTCGTCCTCGCCAGCTTGGGCGATGATCTGGCCGAGCGCATTCATTACTTCTGAGGCACTCGACGCATCGTTGGGCCAGAACTTCGGATCGGCGGTTTCAGCAAGTGGATTCATCGAAGAGTCGAGGACGGACGCTTGGCCCGAAATGATCATGTCAATCAGGCCATACGCCCGCGCCTCAAGTTTTCCCGCATAGCGGTTGCCCGCATCATCTTCTTCAGAATAAATCTTGTTGTAACGAGAGGCCGCGATCAGCATCGCGATAATTCGTTTGATAAGACTGGGAGTCGTCGTCGCATCGGTCCAACCGCTCACGCTGTACAGGTTGCTAACGCGGCTGAAGGCAATATCGACGTATGTTGTCTCATCTTCGAGTTGATCGTTCTCGTCAATTTCCAGCTTGTTCTTGTCCAGATAAAACTGGACATCTGCGATACTAACGTGAGCCATTTACCTCTTACGGCTTCTTGG